CACCTACGCCGAGCTCTCACCCTCGGGCCGCGGCGTCCGCGCGTTCGTCATCGGCCAGCTCGGCAACCGCAAGGACGCCCACGGCAAGCCGTTCGGCTTCGAGACGTTCAGCAGCAAGGGCTTCACCACCGTCACCGGCAGCCTGCTGCCCGTGTGCGAGCTGACCGACAGCGCGGGCACCGTGGCCGAGGCGTCGCCGGATCTGCTGGCCTACTGCGCCCAGCGCTTCCAGCGCGAGGCCGTCGAGACGCCCGAGGCCACGAGCGACACGCCACCGCTCGGGCTCACCCAAGACCAGTTGCAGGAAGCGCTCGACGTGCTGGACCCGTCCATGCCGCATGAGGGCTGGCTGCGAGTGGGCATGGCGCTGCATCACGAGACCAGCGGCCAGGGGTTCGCCCTGTGGGACCAGTGGAGCAGCACCGGCAGCACCTACCCAGGCACCGAGGCGCTGCAAACGCGCTGGGATAGCTTCGGACGTGGCGGCCAGTCGCCCACCACCGCCCAAGCGCTCGTGCGCATGGCGAACGCCAACGGCGCCCGCATCGACATCGCCGCGCTCGAGGCGGCCGACGACTTCGACGTGATCCCCGACACGCCCGAGAGCATCGCCGCAGCGCAGGCCAAGGCTGATCGGTTCAAGGTCATCAGCGCTGACGAGTTCACCGGCCGGCCGCCCCCTGAGTGGCTGATCAAGGGCATCCTGCCGAAGGCCGAGCTCGTGGTGCTGTTCGGCGAGTCGGGCGCGGGTAAGTCTTTCGTCGCGCTCGATATGGCCGGCGCGCTCGACCGTGGCGTCGGGTGGCGCGGCCACCGCGTGAAGCAGTCCCGCGTGGTCTACATCGCAGCCGAGGGCGCGGGCGGCTTCCGCAACCGCATGGCCGCTTATTGCCTGCACAACAAGATCTCCCCGAAGGATCTGGGCGTCGGCGTCATCCACGCTGCGCCGAACCTCTTGCAGAAGGACGACGCCCTCGACGTGTGCAAGGCGATCACCGCGTGGGGCGGTGCGGACGTGGTCATCGTCGACACCTTCGCGCAGACCACGCCTGGCGCCAACGAGAACGCCGCCGAGGACATGGGCAAGGCGCTCGCCCACTGCAAGGGCATCCACCGACACACCGGCGCGGTCGTGATGCTCGTCCACCACGCTGGCAAGGATGCGGCGCGCGGCGCGCGGGGCTGGTCAGGGCTCAAGGCTGCGGCCGACGCCGAGATCGAGATCACGCGCGGCGTGGGCGGTCGGATGCTGCGCACCAGCAAGCAGAAGGACGGCGAGGACGACATGAAGTTCGGGTTCGACCTGCAGCCGCTGCCCATCGGCGCGGACGCCGACGGCGACGTGATCACGAGCTGCGTGGTCATCGAGGCCGAGTTGCCTGCAGCCGGCCAGGTGGGTGAGGCCCTGAAGCGGGCGGGGCCGGTCACCAAGGCCGTGATCGAGGTGGTCAGCGAGATCGCCGAGTCGCAGACCTCGGGCATCGAACTGAAAGCCGTGATCGAGGCGGCTGCAAAACGCTTGCCAGAACCCGAGGACGGCAAGCGCGACACCCGCAAACAGCGGTGCAGGCGCGCGGTCCTGGAACTGTGTGAAGGCGATTCGGCGCCGTACTTCCTTGAAGGCGACAGCCTTTCGATCGTTTGAAGGGGGCCAACGTGTTGAAAACTTCAAGCAAAGATTCGCGGATTGGGTTTGCAACACTGCAACACGGCTGCAACGTTGCACTTTTGTTGCTGTTGCGTGGTCCGAAAACTGGCAACACAACACAACAACCCTTTAGGAGTTGTTGTTGTGTTGCAGTTGCACGGGGGTTTGTTGCCCCTTTTCTGCTGAAAAAAGCTCGTTCGATCACTCGGACGGTGGCCGACTTTCAATGCGCAAATTTCCGCGCGCCGCGGGGCGCCGCATGAAACTTGTAGCAATCAACGAGAACGGCAAACGCATGGGCGAGAGCCATGGCCGGGCCAAGCTGACCGATCACGATGTGGAGTTGATCCAGTCCCTGCTTGAGGCCCGCGACCTGCTGCTCGCCGAGTACACGAAGGTCGGCCTGGCCCGCGGCTTCGTGCACCGGGTGCTGAACGAGAAGCAACTGTCTTATGCCTGGATCGCCGAGAAGTTCGAGGTGAGCAAGTCGCTGATCAAGGGCATCCACGACGGCAAGGTGAGGGCGCGGCCTGCGGTGCGGTGGAAGCGGGTCGTCGAGTGCACATAGCCTGCTAATGGGCCGCTAAATTCGGCCGGGCTATGGAAGCCCCTGACCCGCCCGAATCGGACGCCCTGACCGCCATTGAGCGCGAAGAGGCGCGCGAGCACCGTCTCTTCGAGGACGCCCTGCCACTGCCCAATCAGCGCAAAGAACTGCGCAAGGCAGCGGCGATCGAGATGATGGCCGCGGGCATGGGGCCGAGCGAGGTGGCCGCAGCGATCGGCGTGAACCGCGTGACGCTGTTCCGCTGGCGTCAGGAAGACCCGACGTTCGACGAGCGGCTGACGGCCGCGCTGAACGTGACCCTCGAAAAGCTCAAGCGTGAGGCCGAGCGCCGCGCCGTGAACGGCAGCGACAAACTGCTCATGTTCCTGCTTGAGCGCTACGACCCCGCGACCTTCCACCTCGCGCAGAAGCTCGAGCACAGCGGCGCCGTGGACCTGGCGAGCGCGGTGCTCGCGGGCCGTCGGCGTGCGGCCGTGGATGACGAGCCCGGCAGCGACCTGGTCTGATGAACCCCGAGCTGCAACTCGCCACCGACATCGGCGGCTTCTATGACGACCCGCTAGCCTTCGTCCTTTACGCGTATCCCTGGGACACCGACCCGAGCATCCAGATCGTCGAGCTCGAGTCACCCTACCGCGAGCGCTTCGGCTGTGAGTTCGGGCCCGACCGCTGGGCGTGCGAGTTCCTGGACTGGCTCGGCGACGAGATCAAGGCCCGCGGCTTCGACGGCGTGAGCGCTGTTGCCCCGATCCAGGCCGCGGTGTCCTCGGGTCACGGCATCGGCAAGTCGGCGATGGCCGCATGGCTGACCCACTTCATCATGTCCACGCGCCCGCACAGCAAGGGCGTGATCACGGCCAACACCGCCGAGCAGTTGGCCTCGAAGACCTGGGCCGGCGTGTCGGCGTGGGTCAAGCGATCCGTGAATGCGCACTGGTTCACCATCACGACCGGCAAGGGTGCCATGCGGATGGTGCACAACGACTACCCCGACACCTGGCGTGTCGATGCGCAGACCAGCCGCGAAGAGAACAGCGAGTCGTTCGCCGGCTTGCACGCAGCATCCTCGACGCCCTGGTATCTGTTCGACGAGGCCTCGGCCATCCCGTCGAAGATCTGGGAAGTGGCCGAGGGCGGCAAGACCGACGGCGAGCCGATGCACTTCGTCTTCGGCAACCCGACCCGCAACACCGGCGCGTTCGCCGAGTGCTTCGGCAAGCAGCGCCACAGGTGGAAGACCTGGCAGATCGACAGCCGTCGGGTCAAGATCACCAACAAGACGCTGATTGCCGGCTGGGTCAGGGATTACGGCGAGGACAGCGACTTCGTGCGCGTGCGCGTGCGCGGCGTGTTCCCGCGGGCCAGCAGCATGCAGTTCATCGGCCGCGACCTGGTCGACGATGCGATGACGCGCGACATGCACGCCTACAGCCCGCACACCCGCGTGGCCCTGGTCGGCGTGGACGTGGCGCGCTTCGGCGGCGACGAGTCGACGATCTACACGCGCATGCAGCGCGACGCCCGCACGTACCCGCCCAAGGCGTTCCGCGAGCTGGACACGATGCAGCTCGCCGCGCAGGTCGGCGAGCACATCAACGAGCTCAAGGCCCTGGGCCTGCGCGTGATCGCGTTCGTCGACGGCGGCGGCATCGGTGGCGGGGTGATCGACCGGCTGCGCCAGCTCGGGCACGAGGTGATCGAGGTGAACTTCGGCGGCAAGCCCGACGACCCGAAGCGGTACGTCAACAAGGCGGCCGAGATGTGGGACCGCGTCAAGGCCTGGCTGCCCACGGGCTACCTGCCCGAGCCCGAGTCGGAAT